CCTTGAATGAACTGGCAACAAAATGTACATCAACACTGACTGGTATGCCTCGCAACCCCAATCACGGTACCTCTACAATGGCGGACGCGATTGGAAAGATTATTGACCTGCAAGCTGAAATCAACCACGATATCGACCGGCTTGTAGACCTTAAGCGAGAAATGGTCAAACTCATAAAAGCCGTGGATAATACGGAGTACCAGACGCTCTTGGAACTTCGATACCTATGCTTCAAGACGTGGGAACAAATCGCAGTTGATATGGGCTACAATGTCCGACATGTCTACCGACTGCACGATGAAGCGGTGGAAAGCATCGTTGTTCCGAAAACAAGTCACTAAATGTCACTGTTTGTCATGTAGCTCTTTGTGATAGTATATAATCAGGAAAATAAGATTCAAGAGAGCCTTGTGGGAGTGATCCCGCAGGGTTTTCTTATGCCCAAGGAGGTGAATCAATGCCCTACAAACCCAAACGTCCCTGTGCCTATCCCGGCTGCGGTCGGCTCGCTGTACATGAGCAATACTGCGCCGAGCATCAGAAAGTCATGGACAAACAGTACAACCAGTACGAGCGAGACCCCAAGTCCAACAAACGCTACGGCAGAAGCTGGAAGTGAATCCGTGACCGCTACATCAAGGCGCACCCTCTTTGCGAGGAATGCCAGAAGCAAGGCAAGCTGACACCCGCAGAGGAAGTCCACCACATCCTTCCGCTCTCCAAAGGCGGCAGCAATGAGAAGAGCAATCTCATGGCTCTTTGTAAATCCTGTCATTCTCGAATCACTGTCGAGAGCGGCGACCGGTGGGGGTGTTCAAATCTATAAAACTTTTTTAAGCGGACAGCGGCGTGGGGCTTCGTGTTGAAAAACACAGTTTCAAACGGGGAATAGCCCCAACCCTGCTAAGTGAGGTGATATTTTTGGCAAAAGACGGTACTAATCGTGGCGGTGCTCGTATCGGCGCGGGCGCAAAAAAGAAACCATTAGCCGACAAAATAGCCGAAGGCAATCCAAGCGGCAGGAAACTGACCGTGATGGAATTTCAGGATACAGCAGATCTCAAGGGACTTGAAATGCCTGAGCCAAATAAAATGCTTGAAGCCGTACAGAAGGACGGCAAAACACTCGTCGCAAGCGAGATATATAAATCCACATGGACATGGCTGAACGAGCGAGGCTGCGCGGCTCTCGTCTCTCCGCAGCTTCTTGAACGCTACGCCATGAGCGTGGCTCGATGGATTCAATGCGAGGAGGCAGTCACTGAATATGGCTTTTTAGCAAAGCACCCTACAACAGGCAATGCGATTCAAAGTCCGTATGTGGCGATGGGCCAGAACTATATGAATCAGACAAACCGTCTGTGGATGGAGATTTTTCAGATCGTTAAGGAAAACTGCACCGGCGAGTACAGCGGTGCGAATCCGCAGGACGATGTGATGGAACGGTTACTTAACGCTCGGAAAGGGGGCAAAAAGCCATGTTAATTGAAAAGATACAAACTGCGCGGCTCATCCCCGCTGACTATAATCCACGTAAAGACCTAAAGCCCGGCGATATGGAATATGAAAAGTTGAAACGTTCGCTTGAGGAATTTGGGTATGTTGAACCCGTTATATGGAACAAGACCACGTCACATGTCGTTGGTGGACACCAGAGGCTGAAGGTACTACTCGACATGGGTATTACCGAAGTCGAGTGTGTGGTGGTCGAGATGGATACTGAAAAGGAAAAAGCGCTAAATATTGCACTCAATAAAATCAGCGGGGACTGGGATAAAGACAAGCTGGCTTTGCTTATTGCAGATTTGCAGGGTACAGATTTTGATGTATCGCTCACGGGTTTTGATCCTGTTGAAATCGATGACCTTTTCAAGGATTCACTTAAGGACGGCATTAAAGACGATGACTTTGATGTTGATGCAGTACTGAAAAAGCCAGCCATTACAAAGCTCGGTGATGTATGGACGCTAGGTCGGCATCGGCTGGCCTGCGGCGATTCAACCAAGGCTGACACCTTCACCAATCTGATGGACGGAAAGCTCGCGAACCTCGTGGTAACTGACCCACCGTACAACGTCAACTACGAAGGTACGGCCGGCAAGATCAAAAACGATAATATGGGTGACGAAGCATTCTATGACTTTCTGCTGGCGGCATTTACGAACACCGAGGCAGTAATGGCACAGGACGCTTCTATTTATGTATTCCACGCTGACACCGAAGGTTTGAATTTCCGCAAGGCATTCGCGGATGCAGGCTTTCAACTTTCCGGGTGCTGTATCTGGAAAAAGCCGTCTTTGGTACTGGGACGCTCTCCTTATCAGTGGCAGCACGAGCCTGTGCTGTTCGGCTGGAAGAAAAAAGGCAAGCACAACTGGTACGCCGACCGCAAGCAGACCACTATCTGGGAGTTCGATAAACCAAAGAAAAACGCCGATCACCCTACCATGAAGCCGGTTGCACTTGTGGCCTATCCTATTTTGAACAGTAGCCTAACAAACTGCATCGTGCTCGACCCCTTCGGCGGCAGCGGGTCTACCCTCATCGCCTGTGAGCAGTCCGACAGAATTTGCTTCACTATAGAACTTGATGAAAAATACTGCGACGTCATTGTAAAACGGTATATTGAACAGGTTGGTAGCGCTGATGCCGTTTCCGTTGTTCGTAATGGTGTCACGATGAAATATGCGGATATAGCTGTTGATGAGTAAACATCTGCTCAGATCATTTTTCGACGACAAGGATACTATTTGTTTTATCTACACAAGAAACCACCAAATAATCGGTACAGTATTCTATACAGAAATCGCATAAAACCGTTGCTATATAAGCGATTCAGAGTGATTAATGTATGTACCGAAGCCGGATGAATTCGGCTCAAAGAAAGGCGGTTTGAAAAATGAAACTCAACTACAATGTAACAGGCAGCAAACGCAAATCACTGATTGGAGCAATCAGTACAGCGCTCGATGCTCCGACTAACTACCTCGGTGCGCCTACCTTTGCCTACGAGGTCGGAAAATATCACATCGATAAGGCAGGAGTGCTTACGGGTCCCGATAACCTCGAACTTGAAGACGCACTCCACCAACAGGGCTTTGTTGCAGACGGCGAAAGCCGCCTCTACGATGAACCCGACACCTACGAGAGCGGACTTGGCGGCATGGGTGCGATGGATGAGTTTTCGGATATCGACCACAACCCCGGACGGTATGTCAATCTAAACTCAACCATTACCGAAACCATGCAAAGACAGATAGATGAGGTGATTGCCTTTGAAGACCTAAGGATGGATGGTCGTGAAGAACTGGGACTTGGACATACCCGGCGCGAAGACGTCCAAGGCGAAAACGGTATGCAGGCAAGCGATGTCCCCAAACTATATGAGGACATCGGACTGGTTATTGAAATGCCGCGCTCCTCCTTCACCGACACCGCTCTGGAAAACCTCAAGCGGCTGATCAAAAGTAAAGGCAGCCTTATCAAAAAGGCGCTCGGTGTGAAAATTCTTGAACTTGAAACAGCAGATGACAAGGTTAGATTTCCGTGGTTTGAGGATGGCACCGACCCTGATGCAGTCAAGGCATACACACATTTTGTGACTGCCCTCTGCGAGATGGCAAGGTTGCAAAAACGTGTCTCCGCAAAGGAAAAGGATATCGATAACGACAAATATACTTTTCGCTGCTTTCTCCTGCGGCTTGGATTCATCGGCGACGAGTACAAAGCCGAACGAAAGCTCCTGCTCCGCAACCTTACTGGCAGCGCTGCTTTCAAGAGCGGTCAAAAGAAAGGCTTCTCGCAGGAAGACCTTGAGAGAGTAAAATCCAACCCAGCTGTACGCGCCGAAATTATGACCATTTTAGGAGGAAACGACGATGAGCAATAATTTTCCATCAAGAGAATCTGTTGAGCGTATCCGCAAACAGTACCCGGTTGGCTGCCGTGTGGAACTCCTACGCATGGACGATCCTCAAGCGCCGCCAATCGGCACAAAAGGCACTGTTCGGTATGTCGATGACATCGGCAGCCTGGGTGTTGCGTGGGACAATGGCAGTACGCTTCAAGTAGTTTATGGCGAGGACATTTGCCGGAGGTGTGACGATGACAGATAAAGTACGTAAGCAGATTCTGGCTATCCGTGACACAGGTCTGACGAATATGTTTGATGTCAGCACAGTTCAGCGCATCGCAATCGACATGGATTTCTACGAGCTGGTAGTGTATCTCGAAGAAAACCGCAAGGAATATGCCCGTTTCATCCTAACTGGCGAAGCATAATATACACATTTTTAGGCTCGGATTTTTGGTGCTTATATGCCGTAATATTTCTTTGAATTGTCTTGCTATCGTGTGCTTTTAGAGCGAATATACACATACAAAAACGAAAGGAGCACACCACCATGACCGAAAAACAAATTAAGCAAATCGAAAGCCAACTGCTACAGGGCGAGAAAATCGACAGAATGTACACCGCCTTTGAGGGCGGCATCCGGGTGATTACCAAGAATACTGACGGTTATGAAATCCGCTACAACGTGAGCTTTGACGCCGACGGCAACGCCAGCATCAAGAGATTTTAGGAGGACGTAGCCATGTGGAAAGAAGGAAGCCTGAAAATTCACGACAGCGTTTTTCATTACTGGATGAAGCAATACGACGAGGGTTCAGAATTTGGCATCGAAGGCGGCAGAATCAGCAAGTTGATGCTCAAGCGTAACGGCGAGGTTGTTTGCAACTACGATAGAGGTTGGGACATCAAGCCAACCGACCCTGTTACACAGCTTGCCCTTGAGCTTCTCCTTCACAGCGATAACCACTAAACCTGCTCCAATAAAATAACCGAGGTTCAGCCCTGCATGGGGCTGTATCTCGTACAGAAATCTTGAAGGCTTGCACTTGCAAACGTTGCATTTGACAGGTCTATTTTTATGCTCGGAAGGAGGTGGTCAGCATACGGAAGCTTAAGAAATACAAACCGACACGATTTAAATCTACAGATTCGATTTATAACAAAGCCGCTGCCGATTTTGCTGTGGCTTTTATCGAAGCTCTCTCACATACCAAAGGTACGTGGGCCGGTAAACCTTTTGAGCTTATCGACTGGCAGGAACAGATTATTCGTGACATCTTTGGAACACTCAAGCCCAATGGCTACCGGCAATTCAACACAGCATATGTGGAAATTCCGAAGAAGATGGGTAAATCAGAGCTTGCCGCTGCTGTGGCACTCCTGCTTACTTGTGGCGACGGAGAGGAACGCGCTGAGGTCTACGGCTGTGCCGCAGACCGAAATCAGGCGTCCATCGTGTTTAATGTGGCGGCAGATATGGTGCGAATGTGTCCGGCACTCTCTAAACGTGTCAAAATACTGGATGCAACGAAGCGGCTAATCTATCAGCCAACCGGGAGTATCTATCAGGTGCTGTCCGCCGACGTTGGAAACAAGCATGGCTTTAATACCCACGGCGTCGTTTTTGACGAGCTGCATACCCAGCCGAACCGAAAACTATTTGATGTTATGACCAAGGGCAGCGGTGATGCGAGAATGCAGCCGCTGTATTTTTTAATCACCACCGCCGGAGATAACCAGAACAGCATCTGCTGGGAAGTACATCAGAAGGCGCTTGACATTCTTGATGGGCGAAAACATGACCCAACCTTCTACCCGGTCATCTATGGCGCAGCGCCAGAGGATGATTGGGCGGACCCTAAGGTATGGAAAAAGGCAAACCCTTCTCTCGGCATTACGGTGACCATGGATAAGGTAAAAGCTGCTTTTGAATCTGCAAGACAGAATCCCGCCGAGGAGAATAGCTTTCGCCAGCTTCGTTTGAACCAGTGGGTCAAACAGGCTGTACGCTGGATGCCTATGGATAAATGGGATGCCTGCGCTTTTACGGTTGATCCGGAAGCCTTACGAGGCCGCGTCTGCTATGGCGGTCTTGACCTATCTTCTTCCACCGATATTACTGCTTTTGTGCTGGTTTTCCCGCCAATGGACGAGGATGACAAATATGCCGTGCTTCCGTTCTTCTGGATACCGGAAGACAACATCGATTTGCGTGTGCGCAGAGACCATGTGAATTATGATGTGTGGAAAAAACAAGGTCATTTGCAAACCACCGAAGGTAATGTCGTCCATTACGGATACATTGAAAAGTTCATTGAGCAGCTTGGCGAGAAATACAACATCCGCGAGATTGCCTTTGACCGCTGGGGAGCTGTGCAGATGGTACAGAACCTTGAGAACATGGGTTTCACAGTTGTTCCCTTCGGTCAGGGCTTCAAGGATATGAGCCCTCCCACAAAAGAACTGATGAAACTAACTCTGGAACAGAAACTTGCCCACGGCGGCCATCCTGTTCTTCGCTGGATGATGGATAACATCTATATCCGCACCGACCCAGCAGGCAACATCAAAGCGGACAAAGAGAAATCCACAGAGAAAATCGATGGTGCAGTCGCCACCATTATGGCGCTGGACCGGGCAATTCGGTGCGGCAATGTTACGAGCGAAAGCGTGTATGACACACGCGGACTGCTCATTTTTTGATTGGAGGTAGATGCCTATGAACATCTTTCAGGGAATATTCAAAGCCCGAGATAAGCCTAAAGACACCCTGAGCGGCAGTCGATACAACTTCTTTTTCGGCAGTACGAGCTCGGGAAAGACAGTCAACGAACATACTGCCATGCAAATGACGGCGGTATATTCCTGCGTGAGGATATTGTCCGAAACGCTGGCGGGTCTGCCGCTCCATGTATATAAGTACAACGACAGCGGTGGTAAAGAGAAATATCTGAAACACCCGTTATATAAGCTCCTCCACGACGAGCCGAACCCAGAGATGACTTCATTCGCATTTCGCGAAACACTGATGAGTCATCTTTTGTTATGGGGAAACGCCTATGCGCAGATTATACGCAACGCCAAAGGCGAGGTTATTGCTCTCTATCCGCTGATGCCAAACAAGATGACAGTCGACCGTGATTCAAACGGCCGGCTTTTCTATTTATATCAACGAAGCTCGGAGGATGTCCCCTCACTCGGCAAGGACAGTCAGGTCTATCTTACCCCTGCCGATGTCCTGCACATTCCAGGCTTGGGTTTTGACGGGCTTGTTGGCTACTCTCCCATTGCTATGGCAAAGAACGCAGTGGGTTTGGCTATCGCCACAGAGGAATACGGAGCGAAGTTTTTCGCAAACGGAGCCGCACCGGGAGGTGTTCTTGAACATCCCGGAACCATTAAAGACCCTCAGAAGGTTAAGGAATCCTGGAACGCCGCCTACCAAGGCTCAGCCAACTCTCACAGGGTAGCTGTTCTCGAGGAAGGCATGAAGTACCAGCCCATCGGGATTTCACCGGAACAGGCGCAGTTTTTAGAAACGCGGAAGTTTCAGATCAATGAGATCGCCCGGATTTTCAGGGTACCACCGCATATGCTCGCCGACCTTGAGAAATCCTCCTTCAGCAACATTGAGCAGCAGTCGCTTGAGTTTGTGAAATACACGCTCGACCCGTGGGTGGTGCGCTGGGAGCAGTCCATGTGCCGTGCTCTTCTTTCCGACAGTGAGAAGCCGACGGTATTTATCAAGTTCAACGTGGACGGACTTTTACGCGGCGATTACGCAAGCCGTATGAACGGTTATGCCACGGCAAGGCAGAACGGATGGATGAGTGCAAACGACATCCGGGAGCTTGAAAACCTCGATCGCATTCCAACGGAGCTCGGCGGCGATCTCTACCTCATCAATGGTGCGATGACCAAATTACAGGACGCTGGTGCGTTCGCAAAGCAGGCTGAGCCTGCACCCAATAAAACAGAAACGGAGGAAGGTTCTGATGAAACAAACAACACGGGCAGAAATGCCACAATCCGTACAAAGTAATATGCGCGATTTGCCAGCGGGTGCTACCCGTAAATTCTGGAACTGGGCGCGGGATGAAGATTCCGATGCCCGAACGCTCTACCTTGACGGCACAATTGCCGAGGAAAGCTGGTTTGACGACGATGTCACCCCGAAAGCATTTAAAGCTGATTTGAATGCCGGTGAGGGTGACATTGTTATTTGGATCAACTCTCCCGGCGGCGACTGTATTGCGGCGAGTCAGATTTACTCCATGCTCATGGATTACAAGGGCAAGATTACCGTAAAAATTGACGGCATTGCGGCTTCGGCAGCAAGCGTTATCGCAATGGCAGGAACCGAGGTATTGATGGCTCCCACGGCGCTCATGATGGTGCATAACCCACTGACCATCGCAATCGGCGACAGCGAGGAAATGCAGAAAGCGATCGCTATGCTGGACGAGGTTAAGGAAAGCATCATCAACGCCTATGAAATCAAAACCGGACAGTCCCGCGCAAAGCTCTCACACCTCATGGACGCTGAAACTTGGCTCAACGCCAACAAGGCGATTGAACTGGGTTTTGCAGACGGCATTCTGGAGGATGAGAAAAAGCGGATTCAACCGGACGATGTCACCTATGCTTTCAGCCGCAGAGCAGTAACAAACTCGCTGCTTAACAAGGTCAAACCCAAGATACCCAAACAGAACAAAGGCACACCCGTTGATGTCGCTAAAGCCACTCCTGCGGATTGGCTCGAAAAGCGGCTCTCTTTGATTTCTCACTAAATTATATGGAGGTAACATCAATGAACAAAATTCTTGAACTGCGCGAAAAGCGCGCCAAGGCATGGGAAGCC